GGGTAGTTAAGACACCCACAAAATTAAATGATATGAGTACATTATTTCATGAACGTACGCCGTTCGACATTCTATTTAGAAATTTCTTCAACGCAGAAGGAAAATTCCAACCAACAACATTCGATAATAAACAACCACATCCCTTAGATATATTCTATGATGAAGATGGTCTCAATTTTGAGATTGCCTGTACTGGTTTAACTAAAAAAGATATTAAACTTCAAATTGATGGAGATCAATTAAACATATCTTATGATAAACCCCAAGAAGAAGAATCATATGAGGGTTATATCTATAAAGGACTAGCTAAAAGGTCTTTTAAACTAGGGTATAAAATAGCAGCTAAATTTGATTTATCAAAGATAGAAGCCAAAATGGAAAATGGTTTACTCCATTTATTCATCCCAACAGTCGCAGACAAAAAAGCCAAAGTAATAACAATAAAGTAAAAAAAAGTGAATCCTAAGTTTGCTTTTTAAATTATTGTTATTATATTCACGTTAAACATTTAAAATTAAGTTATGGAATTAGAAGCATTATTCAATGCCGTTATTGTTAAACCTCAAGAAGAGGAAGAAACACAATACGGATCAATAGTAGTCCCAGATTTAGGAAAAGACAGAAACGAACATGGAGAGGTAGTTGCTGTAGGTCCTGGTCATCAAATACCTGGAATTGGTTTTGTAGAAACACAGGTAAAAGTAGGAGATATAGTAGTATTACCAACAGTAGGTTTTACAAAACTCCAACACAAAGGAGATGAATACTATATTGGTCCTGAAAACCAAATATTAGCAAAAGTTAGTAATAAAGTATCAATAGAAGAAGTTTTAGCAGAAACAGAAGTTACAGAAGAAGAAAAAAAAGAATTAAACAATGAGTAAAATTATAGAATTTGGCCCTGAAGCCAGAAAAAAACTAGTAAAAGGAATAGACCAAATAGCAGATGCTGTAGTATCTACATTAGGTCCAAATGGTAGAAATGTTGTTATTTCTAAACCAGGTCAAACACCACAATCAACTAAAGATGGTGTAACAGTAGCAAAAAGTATTTCATTAGAAGAACCAACTGAAGAGTTAGGAGTTCAAATGCTTAAACAAGCAGCTATTAAAACAGCAGATAAAGCAGGAGATGGTACAACTACCTCTACTTTATTAGCTAGAGAAATGGTTAAAGCAGGTTTATCAGCTTTAGATGATGGATCAAATGCTGTTGATATTAAGAGAGGAATAGATAAAGCTGTAGAACAAGTAGTTCATCATTTAACTCCATTTCAACAAGATATTTCATCTCAAGAGCAATTAGAACAAGTAGCTACTATTTCAGCTAATAATGATGAAACTATAGGTAAATTAATTGCTACCGCAATGGAAAAAGTAGGTAGAGAAGGAGTAGTACATATTGAAGAATCTAAAACAGGTGAAACTTATCTTGAAACAGTAGAAGGTATGCAATTTAACAGAGGTTATAAATCACCTTACTTTGTTACTGATAATAATACAATGTCTACTACTTTAAATGACTGTTACATTTTAATAGCAGATCATACTTTTACACAAGTAAAAGAATTACTACCAATACTAGAAAGTGTATCAAACACAAATAAATCACTTTTAATCATTGCTAAAGACATAGATAATGAAGCATTAGCTACTCTTATAGTAAATAAAATGAGAGGTACATTAAAAGTATGTGCTGTTAAAGCTCCTGAATTTGGAGATAGACAAAAACTAGTTCTAGAAGATATAGCTGTTTTAACTGGAGGTCAAGTATTCAGTAAAGAAAAAGGTATGAAACTAGAAAAATTTAGTTGGGAATGGTTTGGTGAAGCTAGAGTATCTACAATTTCAAAAGAAAAAACTACAATTGTAGATGGTAAAGGTTCAGAAGAAGCAATTGCTAATAGAGTAGAAGAATTAGCTCAACAAATAGAAGAAGCTGATACTCCGTTTGCAATGGAAAGATTACAAGATAGAATGTCTAAATTTGTAGGAGGAGTAGCAATTGTTCATGTAGGTGGAAATACTGAAACTGAAATGAATGAGAAAAAAGATAGAGTAGATGATGCTCTTAATGCTACAAAAGCAGCTATTGAAGAAGGTATTTTACCTGGAGGAGGAGTTGCAATAGCAAGAGCTCAACAATGGGTAGAGTATAATGGTAATGCAGATTTTAACATTGGAGTAGATATTGTTAAAACAGCATGTTATAAACCATATGAGCAAATTCTAAAAAACGCTGGTTTAGTAGAAATTCCTGAACTAGATGAAGATGGAGATTGGGAAGGATTTGACATTAAACAAAATAAAATGGTAGACTTTAAAGAAGCGGGTATTATAGATCCATTTAAAGTTACTAGAAGTGCATTACAAAATGCTGCATCAATAGCTGGAACCATTCTTTTAACAGAAGCCACAGTTGTTGATAAACCATCAGAAACAAACACACCACAAATAGACCCAGCTATGATGGGCATGATGTAATATGAAAACAAAGGTTATAGAAAGAAATGAGTTAATAGCTACTAGAGTACCACCTGGAGACAGATGGACTCTAGTGGATGACTCTAAAAACATTGTTCATAAAAGTTTAACAGATGCTTTGGAAGCTTACCTAGGAGTTACTAACTTCAAGGGCGAATATAGGCTAGACCCTATTGGAAGTAAGTTATATGCTATTAAAACTACTGAAGAAGAGGTAAAACCTGAACCAATTAAAAAATATAATATATATGGTGATGAGTACTAAAGAGCATTCACTTTTAGTTGAAAAATATAGGTCAAAAGACTTAACAGAATATGTTGGAAATGAACACATCAAGACTCAAATACAAAAATACTTAGATCAAGATGATATTCAAAATTTCATATTTTATGGTCCTGCTGGTACTGGAAAAACGACTCTTGCTAAACTTATTGTTAATAATCTGGAGTGTGACTACCTTTATATCAACGCTTCTGATGAACGAGGTATCGAAACTATTAGGGATAAAGTCACAAGTTTCTCAAGCACTATATCGTTTAAAAAGATTAAAATTGTCATCCTTGATGAGGCGGATTTTCTCACCATCCAAGCACAAGCATCTCTAAGAAATACAATAGAAACGTTTTCACGAACCACACGTTTCATCCTCACTTGTAATTTTATAGAAAGAATAATAGATCCGCTTCAATCAAGGTGTCAAACACTAAAAATAGTACCACCAAGTAAAAAGGAGGTAGCAAAGCATATAAAGGGGATACTAGACAAAGAAAAAACAAAGTTTGAAATAGAAGCTCTTGTTAACATAGTTAATAAACATCATCCGGATATACGAAAAATGCTAAATACTATTCAGTTATCAACACAAAATAATGAATTAGTATTAGATGAGTCTATTTTAGTATCATCAAACTATATAAAACAAATTATAGAAGAGCTAAAACAGAAAAAAACCGATTTTAGAAAATTAAGGCAGATAATAGCCGATTCTCAAGTACGTGATTTTGAAGAATTATATAGAGCATTATTTGATCATGCCTCCGAATATGCCATTGGTAGAGAAGGAAGTGTAGCAATAATTTTGAATGAGCATCAATATCATTCTAACTTTCGTATTGACAAGGAAGTCAATATCGCAAGTGCATTAGCAAAAATAATTGAAATAAAAAAACCACAAGTGATATGAACAATCCACAACAACAAGGACTAAATATAGATTTTAAGAATACAACAATGATAGAAGGTTTTGACGGAGGATTATTATTCGGTCAAGCATTCGTATTAAGAAAAGTATCAAAATTCGTAGCAGGAACAGATGAAGATGCAATGCTTCCAATACCTGTATTTTATGATTTAGAAACTAAAAAAATAATAGCTGATTCTTTACCTAAAGAAATTAGAGAAGATTATAAAGACATTACGATATGATATATGTAGGAGTATTTACGTTAATAGGATTAGGTTTAGTAGGAATCTGGGTATATCAAGGTGAAAAAGAAAGAAGACAAGATTAAAAATATTTTTGACTGGTTACAACATATAACGTTGTATAAGACACCGTCTTCGGAATTTACGGATAACGACTGGGAAAAATTTAATTCATACATGGTGCATCGATTTGTTAGTATGCATGTATATTATGTTGAAATCGCAGATTACGCGCAAAGTATGTTACCAAATATGAAAAAACAAATATATAATTTTTATAAAGAAATGTTACCTAAAAAGAAAGTTTGGCTACAATATGTTAAATCAAAAACAGAAACCGTTAATAAAGATTTAGTAGAAGACATAGCAAAATACTATGAAGTTGGAGCAGCAGATGCTCGTTCGTATATTGCAGTAATGACTAAAGAAGAAATACCTATTATATTAAGTGAAATGGGTAAAGACGAAAAAGAAATTAAAAAGTTATTAAAATGAGTTATATAGAGGATTTACTTTACAGTGCTGAAGCCCACGGTAAAAGACAACAAATGTTTAAAGAATTAAAAAAAATCAAATCAGAAAATCCTAAATTAAGTTTAGAAGAACAATATCATAGAGCGTATCAAAATACAATGAAAACATGAAAAAAAGTAAAGTTATAGAAGCATTAACAGCACAAGCAAATGCAGATAAAGCAAAAGCCTTAATGGCATTAGATTTATTAGAAAACCAAGCAGTAGGAATTGGTGATCACACAGTAAATGATTTTATGAAAGATGCTACAGAAGCATTAGAATTATTAACAGATGCTGATGATAAATTAGAAACATTAAATAAATATTGGGGCGATCAACCTCTACCTTTTTAATATGATAGATATAAAAGAATTCGAAAAAATGCAGAAAGAATCTGAAGAAAAACAAATTACAGTTGAAATTTTTGAACAACAATATCCTGAATTATCTCAGGAGTTTAAGGAAATTCAAGAAGAAATGTATGAAATGTTTGCCCGTAAGCATTTAGATTATGGCTTACAAAATATTTCATTAGGAGGAGATTTAACTCAAAAAAGTGATAAAATATTTTCACTAACTGGTTTAGCTATTAGGTTAACAGATAAAGTTTCAAGATTAAGAAACTTAGTAAAAAATGGTAGAAATTTTGTTAAAGGTGAAGGAATGGAAGACACGTTTATAGACATAGCTAATTATGGTATAATTGGTATGTTAGTAGGACGTGACAAGTGGAAAAAATAAATGGCTAAAACACCTGCTATAGTAAAGGAGATACAATTATCCCCTAAAAGAGAATTAGACTA